CTTCCTAATATAGATATTATCTTAAACAGGACAGGAATATCAAAATCAACAAATATGCAAAAAGAATTATTTAGTAGAGATTTTACTTGTAATTCTTTATTACTCTCTATAGATCTAAAAAATCTTATAGATCCAACAAATAAAGGATTTAAAGATATTGATGCTAAAATAATTAAAACATGTTTATCTCCAGAAATAACTTTAATTTCTAATAAAAACAGAGTTATTAGATCTATTTATTTAGCATCTAAATTAGATTTTGATATAGATAAATCAATTATAGATTTTGTTATTAAGCATCCGGATAGTATAAAGATAGGCTCTGAAAAATCATTGATTGAAAAATTGAATGAAGCATTTGTTTATGATGCGGATAAAACAAATTATTTATTGACTAAAATGAATTTGTGGAGTTACATTCCTATTACTGAAAAAATATATCCTTATTATATGAAATATGTTAAGAAAACTATAAAACCGTCGGACATAACAAATGTTTAAATTAGGATTACAAAATTTAATAGATCGAGTTAATGAATTTTATAAGCTTGCTTATTATCAAGGAACTGAAGAACCGACCCCTCATAAAAAGAAATATAAGTCTGAGCGAGCAATTGTAGTCCAACCTCGATTTAAAGAGCCTTTCTTTAAGAATTTCGATTACGCGGAAAGTGAAGGAGTAGATGGTCCTGCTAAACATGGTCCAGGCACAGGTCTTTTTAGAAATATGGAAAAATATAAAAATGTAAAAGATTTTCTTAAAAAGAAGCGCGAAAGAAATAAAGATAAATATAAAGCAGATGATTCATATATAGAAGATGATGGAAGTCTAACAAAAAATAAAATTGCTAAAAGAATTAATTATTTACGCAATTTAATTAAAACAGCAGAAGATAATAATTCTATCGATTTTCCAATTGATGAACAAATTAAATCCGATCCTATTTTAGGAGACTCTGGCACATATAGTAATTCTGCTCAATTGGGAGGATTGCTCGATCCTTATACTCAGCAACAAGATGTAGACGGTAATCAGCCAATGAATATTGGTCCTTATGAAAGAGAACATACTGAAGATGCTACAGATCTTTCATTAGAACAAATTAATGAATTAGAACAGATTGATGAATTAAAAGAAATATTAAAAAGTTTAAAAAATAAATCTTTAACTCCAAAAGATACTGAATTATATGGTTTGCCACAAGGAAGCAATCTTTGGGAAGAATCAGATATATTAAGCGATAATCCTAATTATTATGGAACAACAGATTCTGGAAACACTCTGTATGATAAAAAATGATAGATATTATTAGCATATAAGAGCATATAAATATATTATAGAATAAACTCTATATGAGGTATTTTGATGTCATTATTAAAGTTTGCACAGGAAATTTTAGTCGTAGAACCACAAGAACATATGGATTTTGCCATGCCAAGTCAGGAAATATCGCTTGCTCCAGAAGAAGCCATTGAAGTGTGTGAACCCGAAGGATCGGAACATCATCATGGTCATGGGCATTTAGAAGTTGAAGAACAACAAAACCCACTTGAGGTTGTAATTCAATTTGAAGGAGATTTACCTGGAGCAAAAGTTAGTCCAGAACCAGTAATAGAAGTGACAGAAGAAAGTCCAGAGGTAGAAGAAAAGAAAGAAGATGATGAAGACGTAAATGATGCTAAAAAACCTAAGGGTAAATGGGATTGGAAAACTAGAGGTCCTCAAGGATTTGTTCTTTGGATTAAAGAGCGTTTTGATACTGTTCCTAAACATTCAGGATTAGACTCAGCGGGGCTAGAGAGAGCTCTAGCTTATTTAGACAAATTAGATTCTGAAATTTCTAAAGCAATGAGGTTAGATGTTGATGGCGAATTAGATGCTAATAAAGTTGAAGAAATTAGATGTAAAATTGACGATGGTGCAGAAGCATTAAAAGATCGTCTTGATAAGGTTAGAAAATCTAAAAAAGGTAATAAGAAAAAGTCAGATTTTGTATTTGAAGGAATGGTTAAAGAAGGACAAAAGATTACTGGTGTTCAAGGTATTTATGTAACAGTTCCACTTTTAATTTCGGGGATAGCACGAGTGCTAATAAATGGAACGGTTTCTGCTGGACATGATCTAAAAGAAATGTATGATAAATTAGTTGATAAGTATAAGTTAAATGATCGTGAAAAAACCGAAGTAAGATGGTTGCTATTCGATATGGGATATCCCCTGAGAGGGGATAGGGGATATCTTCCAGATGAAGAATATGATCAAACTTCCTCCGATAATTTAGATTATGCTGCAAATTATTGGTCTTAATAAGAGATAATCATGGCAAAATATACTAGTAGACATCAATCAGTAATTTCCAGAAATGCCGACGAATCAGCGGATGAAAACCATTGGCTTAATCAATTTCAAAAAAAATTATTGGATAAAGATGCCGTTCAATCAAGAGAAGTAGATAGCTCCTTATTCGATCAAATTAATTCTATTATGAATGGCAAATCTAAATATCCTTCTGTTGCCGCTGCTGTTAAAGATATGCAAGAACGAAGCGGACTTCTCAATTATTTAAAGAAAATTAATAAAACTTCTGAAGAAGATATTGACGATTCTACAACTAAGACTGCTTCAGATAACAATGCAGTTATAGATAAAATGGTTCCAATTGAAAAGATTTTGCCTATGGTTATTAAAAAATGTCCAGCTATTAAAGTTACAATTGAAAACATTGTAACAAGTAATAGAGGAAATTTATCCATTCCTGCCATTCTTGATAGAGTTAGATCTATTCATCAAGCAGATGTATCTAATTCTAAAGATTGGGAAGATGATAAATTACTTCATTTTATTAGCAAAGTTAATCTTGAAGAGAAACAAAAACATCCCCAACCTGAAGAATCTAATATTTTAGGTAAACGAGATATGTCTAATGCGGAAGATATAGATCCTTCTAATAATGATGCATTCTTTGCTTTGAATCCTGCTAAAAATACTTAAACATTAGTTATATATTATGTATGATTAAAGACACTGAAGACTTTATAGAAAAATCAATAAAAGTTCACGGTGATTTTTTTAATTATTCTCAATCTGTTTTTATAGATACTGGAACAGAAATTAATATTATTTGCCCAAATCATAGTTTATCTAAACAACTGCCTAATGATCATATAATTAGTAATGGTTGCCCTAATTGTATACGTCGCGATAAATTAAATATAGAATCATTTATTATAAAAGCCAATATTATTCATAATGATAAATATGATTATAGTTTATCAATATATAAAAATTATCATTCTGATACATTAATTATCTGTCCAATACATAAAAAATTCGAACAAAAAGTTTCTAAACATTTAAATAAATATGGTTATGGTTGTCAAGAATGTGGGAAAGATAATAGTTTTAAAAATCATAGAAGAATTACTGTAGAAGAGTTTATAAGAAGGGCAAGGGCTGTTCATGGCGATAAATATGGATATGAATTAATTGATGAGATTAGAGGTAATAGAGATATTGTTAAAATTATTTGTCCAATACATGGTATATTTGAACAAAGCGTATCAAAACATTTTATTTATGGATGTAGACAATGCGGATATATTGTTAGGGCGGGAAAACAAAGGTTTAATTTAGAAACTTTTATTAAACAAGCTCAAGCGATTCATGGTGATAGATATGATTATCAACATGTTAATTATAAAAACGCTAGAATTCCAGTAGATATATTGTGCAAATTACATGGTATATTCAAACAAGCCCCTTTTAGTCATACTAAAGGCGCAGGCTGTCCAAATTGTTTCCACAATATATCTAAGCCTGAAACAGAATGGTTAGATTCTTTAGATATAAAAATTAGAAATAAAGTTATAAAAGTTGGATCAAAAATAATAAAAGCTGATGGTTTTGATCCTATAACAAATACGATTTATGAATTTAATGGTGATTACTGGCACGGTAACCCAAATAAATATAATCTAAACGATCTTAATCAAAGAAATAATAAAACGTTTGGTGAACTTTATCAGGCAACATTAACAAAAGAAAAATTAATAAAAGAGGGTGGCTATAATTTAATTTCTATTTGGGAAGAAGATTATTATAATAGCAAAAAATAATGAGTAAAAATAATAATGATAATTTATTTAGTAAATTAAAAGATCAACTTTTAATGATTGATCCTGTGGCATATGCCGAGGCATATCTCACATTAGATGGTTCACCATTTAGACTGCATAACAATGGATTTAAACCCTTCTCGGATATATATCGTTATATTGGAATTAAAGCCTTAGAACATGATTCTAAACCAGTTATCTTAGTTAAAGGTCGCCAGGTCGGCGGAACAACTATGGCCGCTGTCTTAACTTTATATTTTATGACATCAGGGCTTTTTGGAATAGGAGATAGACCTCCAATAAGAGTAATGCATACTTTTCCTCAATTAGAATTAGCCGCGGCATATGCCAAAACTAAATTCAATCAAATGATTTCATCATCTGTAATTTTTAATAATGAAAATAATAAAACTGGAAAGCCAAAATCATTTGTTCAAGCATTATTAGATCCTTCCAGTCCCACTAATAATTCCTTACAGTTTAAGCAATTTATAGGTGGAAATCATGTTTGGTTAGAATCAATCGGAATTGATGCTGATCGTATCATGGGACGTACGTGCGATGTGTTGCTAATAGATGAGGTCCAGAAGACCACGTCTATGGCAATTGGAAATGCTTTAAAGATCCTGACCACGTCAAAATATGGTAAGCCTGGTAAAGGAGTTCAAGTCTATTTTGGAACCCCTCGTAAAAAAGGATCTGATTTCTATAAAATGTGGCAAGCGTCATCTCAACAATATTATTATTTAGGTTGCGAAAAATGCGAAAAACATTTCCCATTATATACTCCAGGATCTGATGATTGGGAAAAAATTTGGATTTATGGATTTATTGTAAAATGTCCTCATTGTGGATGTGAGCAAGATAAACGACAAGCTGCTGAAAGAGGTAAGTGGGTCGCTTTAAAAGATCATAGAGATGAAGATTGTTTAATGATAGGATTTCATATAAATCAATTATTTATGCCTACATTTAAGAAAGAAGATATCGAAAGTGAAAAACCTGGAAAACATCCAATTAATACAGAGCGAGTTTTTCAGACTGAAGTTCTTGGAGAATTCTTTCAAGGTGATACTAGTCCAATAACTGCAGAAGAAATAACAGAAAAATGTGGAGATATTGGAAGAAAATTTAGTGCGAGAATTCCTTCAAATGAAAACAGAATGATTGTTTTGGGTTTAGATTATGGTAAACGTGCAGATATCGAACAATTAGCCAATATTGATAAAGTTAAAATTACAGGTCAATCATTTAGCACTGCTGTAGTTTTAGAAGCTAAAGGAGCTGGATTATTATCTATTGAGCGAGCTATTAAATTTAAACGTAATGATATGGAAAGTAAAAAAGGAATTATCGATCAGATAATGAGAGATTATAGTGTTCAATTGGCGGTAGGAGACATTGGATATTCTCAAGATTTTTCTGAGATGATGCATATGTCATATGGAGATAGATATATTGTTTCTCGCGCAAGTGGGAAAGTAAATAATTATGCAAAATATTTTAACGAATCATTTCCAAAAGAAATAGGTTTTGAAAGAGATTATTATATTAATGAATTATTCGAACAAATGAGAAAAGGACAAATTAGATTTCCAATGGGAGATTATGAACAAGTTGCTTGGTTGATAGAGCATTGTACGAGTATGGAGATGAAGCCATCTATTTCTAAAACTGGTGCAGATCCAATTATTCATTATGTTAAAGGCAGTATACCAAATGATGGTATGATGGCTTTATTAAATGCTTATTTAGCATATAAATTTTTATTAACAAATGGATTTACTAATTTTAATCCGTTATTGCAAGAAAAAGATTTAAGTGTTAAAAAGCAGCCATTAGCTATTACGGGATATATTCCGAGAAAATTTTAATAGAATGAAATGAAATAAAACATAGAAAATCAATTTTGAGAATAGATTCTGGAATAGTTTTTTACAAATAGGTTTACAAAAATAAGCCAAATAACTTAAGATTATTGTATTACAATTATAATTGTAGAATAGATTGTTCTATGACATTAGTTTTAATTGCAATTATTTAAAGAGAGATGCAAAGTAATCTTTTGATATATTATTATTGTATATTCTTAATACAAATGAGGAAGCATGTCTGAAATAAAAAGCAAATCTCAAAGATTTTTAGAGAAAACAGGATCTCCATTAATTAGCAGTTCTTTTGGCGAACAAACTTTTGCAAAACCAAGTTCTCATATGTCTCAAGGGATTCCTCAAGTTAGTGCATTAATGGCTAAAAGCGTTTCTGAATATCGTAGAAATACTTTAACAAATGAAGTTAGACAAGGACATTTTAAAGATGGCACCGGTCCTACAGATGAGGGAACTACATCTAATGCTATCGTTACAGCTTCAATAGGCATTACAAAAAACGCTCAAATGCTTAGCAATACTACTGGTAATTATAGGGGTGGAATGGGAGATACAGTAAAACAATCTCCTGAAGTTTATTCTCCATTATGGTTAAATAGTAATTTAAGTTTACCTCGTGACCGCCCGACTATTAACGCATGGTGTCGTAGTTTTTTTGCTTTAAATCCGTTTGTTCATAATGCTATTAGTTTGCATAGCACTTATCCAATTAGCAAATTAAATATTAAGTGTCCAAATAAAGATATTGAGAAGTTTTTTAATGATATGATCGAAGAGATCGATCTAATGAATGTATGTGTTCAAATTGCTCAAGAATATTGGCTTTTAGGGGAAGCTTTTCCATATGCTGAATATGATGAAAGCAAAGGAAAATGGAGTAGATTATTAATTCAAAATCCTGATTATGTGATGATAAAAAGAACAGTAATTGCTAATGAGCCAATTATTATGTTACGTCCTGATGAAGATTTGAAGAAAATTGTTTCTTCTAATCGACCTGCAGATATCGAACAAAGAAAACAATTAAATCAATATATTGTTGATTCGGTAAAAAGAGGAAATAATATTACTTTAGATAATTTTAATATTTCTCAATTAGCACGAAGAATAAGTCCTTATGAGGTTAGAGGAACGGGTTTACCTGTGTGCATATTTCGACAGCTTATGCTTTTTGATAAGCTAAGGGAGTCAAAATATGCACAAGCAGATAATATGATAAACCCTCTTACGCTTATCAAAATTGGATCTGCTGATTTTAAACCAACAATGGCTGATCTTGAATCTTGGAGAAATATATTTGAATCATCTCAGTATGATAAAGATTTTAAGGTTTTTACGCACGAAGGAGTTACTGTAGAAAAGGTTGGTTCTGGAGCTGGCATATATGATATTTCTGGAGATATTACACAATTAGTTAAAGAGATTTTTATTGGATTACAAGTTCCATCAGTTATAATGGATGGAGGTAGTGATGTTTCTTACGCCAACGGTGGCGTAGCACTTGATGTGTTACGTCAGCGTTACATGCAATTCAGAAACATGATGTCCACGTGGTTAAAGCGAAAGATCTTTGCGCCAATTTCCAAGATTCAAGGATTTTATGAATATA